CAAAAGTTTCTAATATTATTTTTTGAGTTGGATTGAAAGTTTTATCTTTGAAACTTCCAAAATAACTTACATCTTCTTCTGGAAGACATTTACATTCTCTTTTTCCAATATATCCCCTTCCATATTCCTCATAGGAATAATACACATAAAAGTGTTTCATACTACTCTAACTTGCTGACATTACTATTTATACAAGAAAGGAGTGCCGAAGCACTCCAATCTCACCTGAAAAGTGTCAGCAAGTCAGGTAAAGTTATTTAGACATCAGCAAGAACCAATCGTTTAGCATAGTCATAAGCATATTGTGTTCTTGCTCCATGGTGTCCCCATCCAATCCATTCGTAGGCATAATTCATATACCTATCAATAGATTTTCCAGAAACTCTCATTCTGTTTTCAATACTCTTCCATTGTGGTTCAGTAGTAATATACCGAAGTTGAGTATCAGCAGTAGAAGGATTACCTCCTATTTTTTTAGCAAAAGCACCCAGTCCATAATAACGAGAAGCAGAAGTAAATTGTATCAAACCATAACCTCTTCCACAATTATAGTATGAGGTTCTGCTACCACCTTCACAAATGTTAGGAATAAAAGTTGATTCCTGACGAATATTACCCATGATGGTAGCAAGGGCGTTTCTGTCTTTAATGCCACGATCCTGGAAGTATGCCAGGGCAACATTCTCATGTTCATTACACCCTTTACAAATTAGCCTTTTCTCTTTTGGCTTTGGTACTGGTGCAACCTCTCGGATTGCTGTCGTCTCCGGTTCAAACTCTTTGATAATTGAGTAAGGTTGCTTCTCCACTGGGGGAGGAGGACCTTGCAGTTTATAACTAGAGAATGGCAGTGATGCCGCGTTGGTTGTAACCGTTGCCAGAAGAGGCAGGGCTACTGTAAAGAAATTTTGCACTAGTTTTAATTGAACTCTACATCCGTATAGAAAGGGGGTACACCCTTCTCTCAAAGGGCACTTTCCACGGCTCTAATTGTCACTTCAAAATCTCATTATGAAAAAACCCACTTTTCAATGGGTTATAAGCATCATAAGTTTTTATTTAGATTTTGTCAATCTTCTGGTTCTAGAGAGACAATTTCTAACTCATCATCTTCTGGTTCAATCCATTCATAGAACTCAGCAAGAATAGCACGAGCATCCTCTCTAAGAACACTTTTATCAGCAGCACGATCAAGAGACCACTCCCGCACATGAGCAACAATATCTTCAGTCGTTGTTTGCATAATAATCTTTTCGGAAGTATCTGTTGAGAATGTTGCTATTGTAGTATCTGGGAACTTCTTTGTCAAGGGATTCTGTGAGAACATTGTTGAAGAAGAGTTGCCTTGTTTCTTCAAAATTAGTTTTGCCCTTTGTTTTATGTAATGATAGGATAGTTCTACTAAAATTTTCTCTGCCAAATTTGTCAATGTCTTCTTTAAGTTCCGGACAAGACCCATAGTATTCTTTCCAATTTGATTCCGATTTCACTTTACGTTTTTTACCTTTTGGCGTTCTAAACTGCCACAAATACTTTCTCCCAATATATTTTCTACCATTTAGTTTATTTTCTATTAAATAAACAAATCCATAATGGTCTCCAATATCTGCACTTGTGAAAATAGTTCCATTATAAATCCAAGGATTTTCATAGTCAATATCTGTACTCATCAATTATATCAAGAACTTCGTTCAGATATTTATGAGCAACTCCTTTCATATCCATTTCTGGTCTAATGTGTTCTTTATAAAGTTTATCTTTTAGTTTCAAAACACGAACTTTTAATTCGTCTTTAGTGAGTTGATTTTTAGGCATAAAAAAAGAGGGGGATCTAACCTCCTCTATCTATGTACATATGCCTACCCATTCTTTGCAATAGTCATAATCTCCAAACAAATATTCATCACATTCTGCAGCTTCACGATAGGCATTCAGGATTTCTTCCTCGCACCATTCATCATAGTTTGAATCCTGAGAAAGTATTTTTGGTAACATAATAAATCAAAAAAAAAAAATAAATTAACCAAGAATGGAGTCTCTCCACTCCTCACTCATATTCACCATAATTGCTTCTGCTGCTTCTGGTGTTTCAGCATATCCTTCATCAAGAAGATGTGAGAGGATGATGTCGTAAATATCATTTTGCTCTCCAAGTTCCCCAAGTGCTTTTGCTTTACGAACTTTCTTCGGATTTAACTTACCACCAGGATAATTTCTTTCATCATTACCCTCAAAATCAGGGTCTACATTAGCACGATGTCTTGCTGCTCTCTCTGGGGAATATCTATCAGTATGAATATCCTTTCTGCGATTTGGAGCAATCTTATCTGCTGCTCTCTTTTCTTTTTGCTTTTGACGACTTCTTTGCTGTTTGAAGTCTTTCATCGTCATACCTTCTTCAAGTTGCTGATTTTCAACAACTTCCAAATATGCTTCTTGAAGACTACGAAAATCTTGTGCGTCCATTTTACGAATACTTTTTAGTTATTTATGATAGTCCAACCTTTTGTATTCTTACTCTTCTTTCCTAAAACCGCATCATAAGTTACTCCTATTTCCTTGCAGAACTTCTTAACACCACCTTCTATAATATATTTTTTACCATCTGGAGAAATGAAGATATATTTTTTTGCTTTTGGATTATTTTTACCAGAGACTTTTAATGAGGTTTTCTTTTTACTTTCTTCACTATGCTTTTTACCACTAAATCCCTTCGTTCTTTGTCCTCCTGGTTTTCCTTCTCCACCAAGATTTTGATTTAATAAAACTCCACCATCACACTCTCTTTTCCAAAGTGCTATATGTTTTATTTCAAGTTCTATTGCTTCTTCTTTAGTTAATCCAGATTTTACAATCCACCTTCTTTCTCTTGATGGTAATAGATTTGCTCCATTACTCCTCAAATGTTTTGCGTGTATTCTTCTTGGTTTTCCATAACCAACATAAAAGGGAGAACTAAAGTCCTCCCTTAAGTAATAGTAAAGAATATAGTTATTCATTTTAAGACTGAAGTGGAGTTATATTTATTTATAGAACATTCAACTTCAGTCTTAAATCATAATTTAAATCCACTAAATGTGTCTTTTTTCACATCTTGTTTGATTCCACCGATTACATAACTCTCGATTTCCGTTTCCTGGGGAGCAACCTGGAGACCTTTAGAGGAAATCCAGTGTTGTGTCCAAGGTAGTGGATTGTTGTTTGCTGAAATATCGTACTGTGGTTTAAGTCCGATTGCTTTTAGTCTACGGTTTGCAATCCATTCGACATATTGTTGTAATAGTTTGTCATTAAGTCCAATCATGCTACCATCTTTGAACAGATAATCTGCCCATTTCTTTTCTTCGTTTACGGCACGATCAAACATCTTATACGTCCACTCCTCCTCTTCCTTCATAATTTTCTTCATTTCTGGATCATCACCATCACGCCACTTGTTTAGAATGTTCTGAGTGATTGCTAAGTGTTGATTTTCGTCTCTTGCGATAAGAGAGATGATCTTAGCGGATCCTTCCATAAGCTTAAGTTCACCAAATGCGAAACTACAAGCAAAACTAACGTAGAAGCGAATACCTTCAAGAATATTAACATTTGCGATTGCTCTATAGAGTTTTCTCTTAACGTCATTGAGTGATTCCTTTGCGTATGAAACTCCTTCAAGATTGTGCATCCAAGCATCAGACACACCATATTGCTGAGATGATTGAATGAAGTCATCATATGATTCTGTAACACTCTTAGCACGTTCCAGAATACGTTCATCAGTCACAATCTTATCAAACACCTCACTGGGGTCAGAATAAACGTTTTTAATGATATATGTATATGAACGACTGTGGATCATCTCCATGAAACCCCAGACTTCCATACACGCTTCCAGTTCAGGAAGAGAGCAATAAGGAATAAATGCCATACCAGGACCACGACCTTGAATAGAATCAAGCATAATTTGATACTTCAAATTAGAAGTATAGATATGCTTTTGTTCAGGACGAAGTGTTTGATAGTCTCCACGATCCTTCTGGAGAGATACCTCTTCGGGTCTCCAGAAGTATCCAAGTTGCTGAGTAGTTAATTTATCAAAGACTGGATATTTGTATGAATCATATCTTTGAATCCCTAGGGGTTTCCCAAAAAACATAGGTTGCTTTTTAGTATTCACTTGATCAGTATTAAAAACTGTCATTCCTTTAATATTTGTTTGAGGTTCTTCTATTGAAGAAATTTTAAACTGCACAGGATTCACACTCTCCCTCCTCTATTGAACTTAACTCACACATTCTATTTAACTCTCCAAAATATTTGGTTTTCATCATACTCCAAGATTATGGTTTTGTCCATCCTTTGCAGGATTTTGCCCTTCCAGTAAGGACATTATGCATATTACCAGGATTTAATCCATTTGCTTTACAAAATCCAACAAGATTATAAATTTCTAAAACTTTTCCTTCTGGATTTCTCAACCTAACAGTTTTTGAATTTCTTTTAGAATTTTGCAAATTCAACTCTTTCTTTTTCTTTGCTACTTCATCTGGATGCAAAACACTATATCCTTTATGTTGTAAAAGTTCTCCAATATAAACCAACCTCAAACAAGCAGGATTTAAATTATTTTTTCTTGCAAATGTGGTATAACAATTTATAGTGATTTGTTTTCCAGACGGATCATAAAATACTTTATCCTCATACCTATCTTCCCAAGATTTCTCCAAAAGTTCTTCAACTTGTTTTGGTCCAATTGTGCTCCATCCTTGATATTGTATTTGATTACCATTTCCAACTTGTATCATAGAATGATAAGAAAAGTTGTTTTTCTTGCAAAATAAACGCAGATCATCAACTACAACTTTATTTCCATCAGGATCAAAAAACTCATAGGTTTTACAGTTTTTCTTTCGTTGCTCTTCTCTAAATTTTTTTAGTTTTTCTTCGTCCCAAGACATAAAACCTCTGGCATTTTTATTTGAATGCCATTTTTCTTTTGAGTTTTTAGACCACTCTTCTGGTGTCCAACCAAATATTCCAATCTTTTGATCTCTACATTTTTTTCCTGCTTTTTTAACAACTTCCAAATCAAGATGATTTAATCCACCAGCATTTTTGTTGATACACTTATCCTTACCAAATTTTTCCCATCCATCTTGTATCATTTTATATTCTTTTTTTCTCAAATCTTGGATGGAAATATCAGTGCTTTCAAATAAGATATGTTTTTCTTTTTCCATCTCCCAGAAATATCTAATGGTCTTTCCAGGAGAACCCCAATAATTTACATCTTCATTTGCAGGAACTTTTGATTTGCGAGAACCAATATAAAATCTTCCGTCTTCAAATTTAATTAGGTAAAGATAATAATAGTTCATAACTCCATTTGTATCCTTTGCAGTGCTTAAATTTTCCCTCGCAAGTATATTTGATATTAGAAGGAGTTGTTCCTACAAATTTAGAAGCATCACTAATAGATTGAAACTCTCTTAAAAAGTTTCCTTCAATATCATACTGAAATACTTTGGTTCTTTTTACATTTGGATTATTTTTGAGTGTTTGAGATGTTTTACTTTTGCTTTCTTCTTTGTGTGATTTTCCAGAAAATCCACAAGGAGATGGTTGCCCTTTTCTCATTTTACTCCAGTTCTTCTTTTGTTCCTCTGTATGTGTTTGATTATAGAATGGATTTTCTTCTCCAAGAAATTTACCTTTTCTTTTTGATGATATGAGTTTCTTTGTTTCTTGTGTATGAGAGTATCCAAGAATTCCACCATCACCACCAAGAGTTTGGTTGTATTCTGGTTTTAATGAAGAAATCCACTTAATTTCTTTTTCACCCAGAATATTAACATCACATCTATCTAATTCTTCAATAATAAAATTATCTTCACCATACTTTCTTAATGCTTTATGAAAATAAGTTGTTGAACCATTTTTAGAAGCATACAAGTGATTATAAAATCTTGTTGATAAAGATTTTATGGTTTTACCAACATATTTTTTATTATTGATTTTATTAGTTATTAGATAGATGCGACCCGACATAAGAATTATTAAAACCTATTACTATTTATAATAATAGGTTTTTACACTTTCGTCAAATTTTACAACTCTCACAATCTTCCTCTTCAGCACCAGAAAGTTCTTGGAGGAGTGATTGGAGATTAGGTTTCTCTTCAACTACTTCATCAGTTTTAATATCATATGTGTTTTGATAATATGCTGTTTTCCAACCCATTTTGTAGCACATCAAAAAGTCATTTGCCATCACTGACACAGGAACTTCATTATCAGGATAATTCTCTGGATTATAAGACCAGTTTCCAGATATGGCTTGATCAAAGAATTTTTGCATTACAGACACTACATTTATGTAACCT